TCTGTGCCGAGAGGCAGCTCGACGCTTGGCCCCTTCTGAGGCCAAGGGAGAGCGGAGGTGAAATAGTCGTGACGCTTGCCGCGGCGTTGCAGGACATAGTCCGCGGGATCGTCAGGGCCGTCGTCTCTGGGGACGGTTATGGAGTCTTGCAGGTTCTGGTCCCTAAACCATTCGTTCCAGATGAGATTGTAGGCCCGGTGGAAGAGAGCGGAGGTTGTGAGCTCGACATCCGTGGGGATCCCGAAATAGTCGGAGAGAGAACCGATATCGTGACCACCAGTTGGGGCCGGTAGCTCTGGGATGATGAAATCGGTGGAGTCAGCTGGGTTGTCCTGAGCTCCATTGAATTTTTCCCAGTTGTCCCAAAGCAGGCGGATAGGGACAGCGAAGAAATGAGTGTCAGCGTACAGATTATCCATGAACGGGTGGAGGGGCGTTGCGAGGCGTCCGAAAGCGGTAAGCTTAGCATTGAAAGTGTCTCCGGGCAGGGCCTCGTCGCAGTAGATCGGGACCAGTAGTCCAGCATCGAGGGTCGTTTTGTGGCCGCAGCTGCGGTCAAAGCTGGAGCGGGGAATGTCAGCCTTGGGTACTTGGCTGAACGAGTGTTTCATGACTGATTTCATGGCTTGGGTGTCCCTTCGAGGTTGTTGCCGTGAATGACGATTGCGGGGGTCTTTTCGTGGATGGTTCCATCATCGGGATCGAAAGCGCCGATGACGAAGAGCGCGAAGTCATGCTTGTGATCGAGGTCGATGGATTGCTTGAACATCCGCGTGGCGTGGGCCTCGTTTTCAGCGAGGAAGCAGGGGCTATAGAAGCCAGCGACGGAGTCGTAGATTGTGAACAGTGGTTTCATTTCAATTCTCGCGTTTGTTGTTTGGATCTTACGATCTTGTCCCGACAGATCATTTGCCTGTCGGTGCCTTTGTATGTGTCTGTTTGTTTCTTGTTTGTGAGTTGTGGAGCTCCTTGTTCTGAGACGGTGAATTTGGGTTTGTCAGCTGCTCGACGTTTCAGGGTCTCCCGGTAGAGATCCGGATCGATCTGCTCGAGCAGCTGGTCATAGTAGCGGGGAGGCGCGGTAGGCCGTCCATCTACGATGATTTGCGAACGGGGATAGATATCTCGAATATTGGCGCGGAGGTAAGCTTCGCCGATACCGGGTTTGAGGCTCTGGCCTTGAAATTCCGGCTGGCGGTCGATGACCTGTCCAGTGGATTCGTCGATCCATTGATAATGCTCCTTTGCGAGATCTCCCGTGATTTTTTTGGTGATGTATCCGGCGACATAGGCGGCGGATTGATAGGTCACGTCAGAGAAGTTGCAGTGGCCGTGGCCCCAGAGGGCGTCGAGTTTGTCTGAGCGGTAGTACTTTTTGTCGGCTTTCCGGGCCATGAGCTCCGGATCCGAGGGGCGGTAGTTGAAGAGCAGAGCGTGGTAGTGAGGGCGATCTGTGTCGCCTCCATACTCTCCGCAATAGAAGGTGCGGATCGTTTGGCTTGGGTGGCGCTTGCGCAGGCGTTTGATGAAGAGCTGCATATGGGTCCGATCGAGAGTGTTTCCGAACGGCAGCTGCTCGTCGTCATAGGTGAGAGTTGCGAAACAGTTGTCGTCGTAGAGGGAGGCCTCGTGGGTGCAGCGGACTGCCCATGTGTGCGCCCTGTGCAGGCGGCATCCCATGCAGCGACCACAGCGCACTGTCAGACGCTTGTCGCCGAACCCCTTGGCGAGGGTTGAGGTCAGGCCCCCCTCTACGGCACGCCATCCGGATATGGGTGACGTGCATTGCATCAGAGGCGGATCCCGCCGCGCATGGCGCCGGTGATGAAGTTACGGCCTTTAACGCCGTTTCCGCGTCTGAAGTTTTTCTTGGATTTGGATCGAGACATTTTGGAGCGTTTCACTTGTTGGTTCCTTTCGGTGTTTTGGGTGACTTGGTGTCACCTAGCTATACTGAGACAAGAAGAGACGTATAGCTTTAATCCTCCTCGTCGTCGGTTTTGGGGGCCGGTTTGTCGGCCTTGGCGCGCTCAGAGAGCGGCTTTTTAGCCCCGTCAGGGGCTTTCTGGGTTTCAAGGATGGTTTCGGTCGCGAGACCGAGTTTGACCATGCCTTGGGCGTTTTTGGGATCCGAGGCGTACTCGATGAACTGGCCCGGATCGTTGTCGAATTTTTTCCGGACGTTGGCCGGGAGAGAGCTGAACATTTCGTCAGCTGCGAGGACCGCGTTAAGGGCCTCCTGATAGTCGGAGGTGATGACGGTGTAATCACCGTACTGGCCTTGGTGTTCGTTGCGGTGCTCGATGATGCCGGTCTTTTGCCATTTGGCCATAATGGAGTTGATGTCGCACTCCTTGGCCATGGCTTGGTGGGTGAGAGATTCGCCCCGGATCGGTGTCTGGTGGCGGGTGCGGTCGAAGGCTTTGCGGATTTCCATGAGTTACTCCAGTACGTCGTAGTTGGGTTTGAAGCCGTTCTTTTTGGACGGCAGTTGAGGGAAGCCCTTGGAGCCGGCTTTGCGGCGTCCGAGGATTCCCATGACGGTGTCGAGGCCGAGGCCGAGATCCTTGGCGCGTTTTAACCAGGACAGAAATTCGCCGACTTCTGATCGGTCGATGTTGCCCTGGAGGATTGCGGAATCAGCTCGGGCTTCCGCCTCGATGGATTCCATGCGGGTTTTGCCAAGTTGGGCCATGGCCTGTTGTATTCGGATCCTTTCCTGTTCGGTGAGGTTGACCTGAGTGGCGGTGCGTTCGGTGGTGAGTCCGGTCGTGGCCCGGAGGTTGTCCTGCGAGACGCGTTCTGAATTGGCGCGTTCGAGGGCGAGGGCTGAGTTGGCTTTGTTGAGGTCGGTTTGCGCCTGAATGTTGTCGATGTTGGCTTTGGCGACCTTTGCGCCGACGTAGTTGGCGGCGGTTTGATTGAGGCCCTCGAGGGGGTTTTTGATGTTGGCTTGAGCGCCAGCTGGCGTGGAGGCTCCTCCTTTCTGGTAGGCAAGCATTGGGTTCAGTCCTGCTGTGCGCATGTCTTTCATGGAGCGTTGATACTCGGTGTTGCTCATACGCTCTTGGAAGGCCATTTGCTCACGAGCTGAGCTGACCTGTTTTTTGTTGCCGAAGATTCCACCGAGGGTGGAGAGGGCTCCAGCGCCGAGAGTGGCTATACCTAGTGAGACCATAGTGTTGCCTTTCTGAGGGGCGCGTCTGCTGACGCGCGGGAGGTACGTTAGGTGGGGTCAAAAGGCGGATCGACCGCCTTTTGATTTCTGAGGGGTCACGCTTGGCAATTGCTTAGAAGAAGGAATTGCCAGGGCGCAGCGTGACGCACATCAGAAGTGGTCGATCATGCCGGGAACGGAATAGACCGGCATGGGGCGGGCGCAGCGGAGTTTCATGTAGGTATCGAGGATGAGGTGTGGCTCCGAAGGCACCGCGATTACCCGGTCGACTGGCGGATCCTCCTCGATGAAGGAGGAGTTTAAGACCGGGAGTGAAGCGAAGTCCTGGCTGAGATGCCAGGTGTCGAGAGATTGAGGGTCCGAAGAGCGAAATTTGCCGGTGATGAGAGAGGGTTTGTAGCGGTATTCCGCATAACGTTCTTGGTACCCAAAGACGAGATCGTCATTAGCTGAGCCGTCAGCGTAGATCTCTTTATTGAGGACAGCTTGCTCCCCGATGTGAGAGAGAGCTGGCCAGTAGTAGTCCCAGCGAGTGGACCGGCTGAACATACGGTTCAGGCCTTGCTGATAGGTGAGATCCGCCCGGATCGAGACCATTCCGATTATGACGCAATGCTCGACGAAGCTTTTGTTAAAGCCGTGGCCGGACATGCTCATCGTGCCGTAGGCGGCGAGGTTGGCTTGTGGCGAATCGACCGTCGTGGATTCGGTCTGAGCGACGGGGTTCAGGGAGATCGGCGAGCTGGAGCCGCCGAGATATTCCGGCCGCTGGAGGCGTGCGTCCGGTGATGTGACGCCGAAGTGGCTTTTCAGGATCTCGATGTAGCGAGTGCCGCCCCGGGCGTCGCGTTCATAGAGTTTTTGGATTTGGAAGGCTTGCCGCAGCTGGTTGATGGTGGCGGCGGTGGCTTCGGAGAGATCCACCCGGACGTTCGGGTAGCCGGGGTTGTCGGGATCCTCCTCGATGCGAGCGCCGGTGGCGGAGTTCCAGAGTTCGCCCATGGCGTCATAGGTGATCGTGCCGGTACCGTCAGTTTCCCGCATGGTGGTGACGGGAGTGGAGGGCAGGGTGGCAGAGGCAGGCCAGCCGATTCCGGTGATGGGGGCTTCTGTGCCGAGAGGCAGCTCGACGCTTGGCCCCTTCTGAGGCCAAGGGAGAGCGGAGGTGAAATAGTCGTGACGCTT